CCCGCGAAGCACGCACCTACACAGAAAAAGAAACTCATTCCTTCATTAAGGATGCATTCAATGCGCAATTCCGTAGCGATTTCAACGCACAAGAGCGCCTTGCCCGCCACATGCGTGAAGAATCAATTGAGCGCCGCGATGTTGGAACTGCTCAATTCGAAGGTCTAGTTGTTCCGCAATATCTCACAGAATTGGCCGCCACACTTTCGCGGGCGGGTCGCAGTTTTGCAGATTTTGGAACAACCAAACATTCACTTCCACCAAGTGGAATGACGCTGAATATTTCTCGCATGACCACGGGAAGTTCAACAAGTGTGCAAGTTACTCAAAATGATGCTGTTTCTGAAACAGATATTGATGACACTCTGCTAACCATAAATGTGCGAACCATAAGTGGCCAGCAAGACTTATCCCGTCAAGCAATTGAGCGCGGAACTGGCATTGATCAATTCGTTGTTAATGATTTGATTCGTTCATGGCACACCACACTTGACAATCAAATTCTTAATGGCGCTGGCACAGCCGGAACCATCAAGGGTCTTCGTGCATCAGGTGGAAACGCAGTAACTTTCACAAGCACTGCACCGACAGTTGCGTCGTTGTATCCAAAGTTGGCAGACGGATTCCAGCAAATTGAAAGCAATACATTTGCACGCCCAACCCATGTTGTTATGCATCCACGCCGTCTTGCATTCTTGCTTGCGGGTACTGATACAACTGGCCGCCCACTTGTTGTTCCAGCAGCAAATGGCGCAATGAACGCAGTTGGTGTTGGTGTTGGCGCTGCCGATTATGGCAACAGCGGATACCAACTTCTTGGACTTCCAATCATTACTGATGCAAACATTGGAACCACTTATGGAACCACTACAAATCAGGATGAAATTTATGTGATTGATGCACGCGAAAATCATCTATGGGAGCAACCCGGTTCACCATTCGCATTGACCTTTGATGCAACTGGCGCTGGTAACCTTACAATCAAAACTGTTGTCTATGGATTTGCTGCCTACACAGGAGAGCGTTACCCATTAGCAAACTCAATCATTTCAGGAACAGGTCTTTCAGCCCCATCCTTCTAATGATTGAATAAAGTTCTGACTGTTTAGGTCAGAAAAAATCGGTGTGAGAAGCGACAGATTCCCCCGGCTGTTGCTTCTCTCACCTCTAATAATTCGGGGGAATTATGAAATCAGGTCACAAAGTATCAATCGGAAGTTGCGACCCCGGAATGGTCAGCGGTTCTTTTGCTTTTGCATTGATGCAATTGAGCGCAGTACGATCAAGCCGCCTTGGTTCTCACATTCGAATCAAGGGTTCTGGATTATTATCAAAACAAAGAAATCGTGTGGTCAAGCACTTCTTGGACACAACTGATTCTGATTGGCTTTTGATGATTGATTCAGATGAACAATTGAGTGTTGAAAATTTTGACAAACTTATTGATGCAGCCCATCATATTGAAAGACCAATTGTTGCCGGTCTAGTCTTTGCAGCATTTGATGTTGGTTGGATATACCCACAACCATTGCCAGCAATTTTTATGGAGCAGGAAAACGGATTTCTTCCGCTTTACAATTATGACAAAAATTCAATCTTTGAAATTGATGCTGCTGGAACTGGATGCCTTTTGGTGCATCGTTCAGTTCTTGAAAAAATGCGTGAACATACAACAGAACATCAAGGTCAAGATTGGTGTTGGTTTTGGGATGGCGCAATCAATGGTGAATGGGTTGGCGAAGATTTGCTTTTTTGCCGCCGCGCAAAGCAACTTGGATTTCCTATCTATGCCCACACCGGCGTGATTCTTCCGCACTTAAAAACATATTGGGTTCAAGAAGCCCATCATGAATTTTGGCAACATAATGTTGCACCAGCGTTGAAGGGGAAAAATGAAAAAACTTTTGATGTTAGGCCTGATGCGTAGAATTGCAAAAGCACAGGAAACAGCAAGCATTCAGCCGGAATTGGAAAGAGCAATGACCGGGAAAAAAGAAAGAAAGGTCATCAAGCGTGGCAATCACTAACGGATACTGCACACTTTTGGAATTAAAATCTGCACTTGCAATTGATGTTGGTGACACAGTTGATGACACAGCACTTGAACTTGCCATCGAAAGTTCCAGTCGAATGATTGATGATTACTGTGACCGCTTCTTTTATCAAGACGGAACATCACAAGTTCCTGTTTCACGCTATTACACACCAGTTGATTTGTTTTATGTTCAAATTGATGACATCATCACAATCACAGAAATTGCCACAGATGAAAGTCTTGGATTCTCATGGGATACTGTTTGGACAACCACAGATTACATGGTTGAACCAATCAACAATCCACGCAGAAGTTGGCCATACAACAAACTTCTTGCAGTTGGTGCATACATTTTCACCGCAGGACTTCCACAAAGTCTTCGCGTGAAAGGCATTTGGGGATGGTCAGCAGTTCCAAAAGAAATCAAAACTGCTTCTTTGATACAATCATCCAGAATGTTTTTGCGCCGTCAATCACCATTTGGAATTGCCGGTTCACCAGAGTTGGGAACAGTCAGATTGCTTGCCAAACTTGATGCAGATGTTGAAGCACTCATTAAGCCATTGCGCAAATTTTCGGGAATGATTAAATGATTCCATCAGATGTGCGTGATGGATTAAAAACAAGACTTCAAACAATTTCAGGTCTTCGCTGTTTTGACCTTATACCCGATCAAGTAACCCCACCAACAGCAATTGTGGGGCAATTAGATTTCACATTCGACATCAACAATGCGCGAGGGTTAGACCAAGCAAATGTTGATGTGATTGTGATTGTTCAGCGATTTTCGGAGCGTGCTGGTCAGAACAAGTTGGATGCATATCTTTCTGGTTCTGGTGCAACTTCGATAAAAGCAGCAATTGAAGGTGACAAAACTTTGGGCGGCGCTTGCCAAACATTGCGTGTCACATCAGCCGAATCTGGTTCTTATGAATCCAACAGCCAGATTTTTTTAAGTTATCGTTACAGAATAATAATCTACGGATAAGCCGGAAGGAAAGAAATGGCAAGAATCGTTCTCACCGATGTGCAAGTTCTTATCAACACATCAACAGACATTTCAAGTTATGTCAGTTCAGTAACCCTGAATAGCACAGTCAATGAAGTCCAAACAACTGCAATGGGAAACACCGCGATCACTCGCGTTGGTGGCCTCGTTGATTCCAGTGTGACATTGGAGTTCTTTCAGGATTTTGCAACTTCAGCACTTGAATCAGTTATCTATCCACTTGTTGGAACAGTTACTACAATGAAAATCAAACCAACATCATCAGCAAACAGTTCAACAAACCCGCAATACAGTTTTTCTGCGTTGGTCACAGAATGGTCACCAATATCAGGCGCTGTTGGTGAGTTAAGTACCGCATCAGCAACTTGGCCAATCAGCGGAACAATTACAAAAACCACTGCTTAAAAAAAGAAATGGGGGGTCATCATGGATGGCTTACAAATTCAGGTCAATCGAAAGAATGACAAAAGCGATTCCTATCCTCTAAGCCCAAGAATCATTGTGGCTTGCGAAGTAAAATTCAACATGGGGATAGGAAAAGCCCTTGAAAGTCAGCGCATGGAAATTTTATATTTTCTTGCTTATGAAGCAGTAAAAAGAAGTGGTGAAATTCTTAAACCTTATGGTGAAGAATTTCTTGAATCACTTGTTTCTGTGGAGTTGATCAGTGATGATTCTTTCGAATCCACCGCGAAAGCCTAACTTTTACGATTGCGGCAATCGCGGCTGAAACAGGTATTGACCCGGTTTCCTTGTTGGATTCACCACCGGGTATCTTAGAAGCAATCGTTGTATATTTGAAAGACAGAGCGCGAAGGCATGGTGGCTGATGGCAGAACAAGGCATACACGCAACAGTCACAGTTGAAGGTTTTCAGAGAACAATCAATGAACTGAAAAAATTTGATGCAAAAGCATATCGGCGCATGAATTCATCCATCCGGCAAGAAATGGTTGTGCTGGAACAAACTGCCAAAGGTTTTGTTTCCAATGCCAGCAGAAGTTACAGGGGAACACCACTGAGTGGTTGGCGGGATGTTCCAGCGCAAGCAGGTCGCACACGCGGCGGTGCAGGATGGCCAGCATGGAACGCCGGTGAAATTCGTGCTGGAATTTCGCGCACTACCCAACAAGGTCGCGCTGACAGAAATTACAAAACCAACTTGTATGGTTTGAAGAACAAATCAGCAGCCGGTGTTATTTTTGAAATTGCTGGAAGAAACAGCAAGAATTCTATATTCACCCAAAAGATTGGGAACATGTTTGGCAAATCCCGCCGCCTTGTTTGGCGTGCTGTTTGGGAAGACAAATCAGATGTTCAAAAAAAGATTGTCAAAATTATGCAAGAATCAGTCAAAGAAACAAACCAAGGATTGCGTGGTTTCAAAATAAATGGCTAACACTGGCGCAGTAATTGCAAGGATTATCACCCAATACAGCGACAAGGGAAGCAAGGCTGCTCAAAAAGATGCCAGAAAAATTGAAAAAAGTTTTGATCGCATGTCTAGAAGAACAAAACTTGCATTTGCTGGCGCTGGCGCAGGTGTTGGATATTTCGCACAACGCCTTGCACGCGAAGGTGTAAAGGCTGCCGCTGACGAAGACAAAGCACTTGCATCATTAGGCCGAACACTTAAAAATGTTGGTCAAGGATTTGCAATACCACAGGTCAATGCATTTATAGAACAGCAACAAATGGCTGTTGCTGTGAGTGAAGAACAGTTGCGCCCGGCCTTTCAAAGACTTGTGACAG